GAAAGATTTCAGCAACAAAGAGGAGACAGCATGATACCAGCCATTAACATGAGTGATGCCTACAAGACCGGCCACATCTTCCAGTATCCCAAGGGTACCACGGAAGTCTATTCCAACATGACGGCGCGTGGATCAAGGATTCCCGATATTGATAAGATTGTGGTCTTTGGGCTCCAATACTTTGTGCAGGAATATCTGGTCAAGAGGTTCAATGCAGATTTCTTCAATCAACCCAAGGATCAAGTGGTCGCGGCCTATCAACGCCGAGTGGATATGATGATGGGTCCTGGTGCGGTCACGACCGATCATATCGGAGCCTTGCATGACCTGGGCTATCTGCCCCTGCTACTCAAAGCCTTACCTGAAGGCAGCCGATGCCCCATGCGTGTGCCGTTCTTGACCATCAAGAATACCCATCCAGATTTTGCTTGGGTGACCAATTGGGTCGAGTCCATCATGTCGAATGTGATCTGGCAACCGATTACGTCAGCCACGATTGCCCACAGTTATAGGGAACTTCTGGATCAATGTGCTCGATTGACCTCGGACATACCAGAGTTTGTGCAATGGCAAGGTCATGATTTTAGTATGCGCGGCATGTCAAGCCTTGAGTCCTCGATGGTCTCGGGTGCGGGGCATCTGCTGAGTTTTACGGGGACCGATACGATCCCGGCGATTGACTTCTTGGAAACCTACTATGGGGCCGATGCTGAGAAGGAATTGATCGGCGGTTCCGTCCCGGCGACCGAGCACAGTGTCATGTGCATGGGCGGAGAAGCCAACGAATACGACACCTTCAAGCGCCTGATTACCGAAGTGTACCCATCTGGTATTGTCAGTATTGTGTCGGATACCTGGGATTACTTCAAGATCCTGACCGAGACCCTACAGGAACTCAAGCCGATCATCATGGCCCGCAACGGCAAAGTGGTCATTCGCCCTGACTCAGGCGATCCCGTCAAGATTATCTGTGGTGACCCTGAGGCGCCTATCCTGTCGCCTGAATATCGCGGGACCATTCAGATCCTTTGGGATATCTTTGGTGGGACCGTGAATTCCAAAGGCTTCAAGCAACTCGATCCGCATATCGGCGCCATCTATGGTGACAGTATCACCTATGAACGAGCCCAGCGTATCCTGCAAGGCTTGGAAGCCCAGGGCTTTGCTTCGACGAATATCGTCTTTGGTATTGGCAGCTTTACCTATCAATACAATACGCGAGATACCTTTGGCATGGCCATGAAGGCGACCAGTGGCGTCATTCACGGTCAGCGCGTGACGATTTCCAAGAATCCCAAGACGGACAATGGATTGAAGAAGTCGGCCAAAGGATTGCTCTGTGTGATGCCTGTCAGAGGGGCCCATGGTGTGACCAGCTTTCATCTCCTGGAAGATGTGACAGAACAGGAAGAAGCGAACCAAGGCGCCTTGGAACCGATCTTTGATAATGGATCGTCATGGCCCCGACCACAGACTCTTGCCGAGATCCGTGAACGCCTGAAGAGAGGATAAGATAAGATAAGATGTTGAAGCCATATAAATGGTATCAAGGGTATCGATGGTATAACATACTAGGGGTCTGTATGCTCCTGGGACCGTTTGCCTTAGCGGCCCTGGGGGTGATCGTGTGGTGCCTCCAAGAATCCCCAGGTGAACTCCTGTTTGTCACAGGATTCCTGACCTGGATGTGCTCGGCCGTGTATCTGATAGAAAAGCAGTAAACATCACAAGGAGACTCCTATGCTCGATCAATTACTCGTCTTGCCACAAGAGACCTTAGCACCCCTGGACCCTGAGGCCCTACGGCGCCTCGCCAGTCATGGGGAAGTCCTGGTTTCGTTTCATAAAAAGAATGGATTGGTGCGCCTGATGCGCTGCACGACCTCAAGGGAACGGATACCTGAGGCCTCCAGGCCCAAAGTACCGGTACCACTCCAAGAAGGTTCCGTGGAAACCTTCAATCCTGGGCCAGCGAAAGACCCCCTATTCTTTACGGTATGGGACCTGGATCTTCAGGCCTGGCGATCCTTTCGGTATGCGGCCCTGTTATCTGCCCAAATTGACCTAGGACCTGACGGTGAATCGTAACAAAGGAGTATGATGATGAACATGCAGCAACAACGTAAACGAGAAGAGGCCCAACTCCGCCAAACGGAACGGGATGCCCTCACACCAGCCCAACAACTCAAGCGGCTTGATGCGCGACCTGGCAAGTCCCTGCGCGAACGCCTCCGTCTACAGAAGAAGGTGGCATGACGCGAAACCCAGGCCTCCTCACACAGTATATCGATCTGACCTATTTTCAATCTCTTTTGAAGCAGGCCAAAGATCCGATCATGATCGCATTCTATCAAGAAGCGATTCTGGCGAGAACACATGGACTGAGCCTGGCGATGACGACCGAGTATGATGACTCCCTTTGATGCCTATCGTCTCTATGTGGCGATCAAGCTGCATATGACCAGCGATTCCTATGATATGCTCAAGCATGGAGACTATCCACGCACGGTCTCGCCCGAAGGGTTTGATCGACGAAAAGATAAATGGTCCTTTGTTAAACTATCAAAGCTGTATCCTTCCGAGGATCATCTGACCCTCTTTCTGGCCTGTAATCATTTACGGGACTCACCCTACATTCGTGATTTGATCAATGGTCCCGAATATCAGGACTGTTTTCGGAATCATCTCAAAATACGAGAATCCCTCGTGTATACCATCGAAAATGATCTGCGGTATTTGTTAGACCGATACCCTAGACCGATGGATATGCTCAAGGTCCTGCCTGGGGAATGGCCTCAACTCGCTATAGAAGTGCAGCATCATCACATTGAAATTGAAACGGTCTGTGTCTTGGGTAACATTATGCAGTTCTTGCCCATGTGGAAACGGTGTGTGAGTGATACCATCATCTGGCCTACCTTTTATCGGCATCTCGTCAAGTTCACCCACTTCATACCCTATGAGGAGGCCGTGATCTCGGCCCGTGTCACTACCCTGGTCATGCAGAGTCGCCACGAAAAAGAGTTGACAATTCCGACATAATCTGCTATACTAAATACTAAGTGACAGATCACATAACAACGATCTGAATTACACATTTTTTCTAGGAGGTTCTATATGGATTTTTCAGCGTTAAAGCGTAACCGTGGGTCTCTTGCGGAAGCCACCAAGCTTCTGGCCGCCAGTAGGCCAGGCAAAAAGGCGCAGTATGCCAAAGATGATGAACGGATGTGGTATCCCCTGACCGATAAGGCCGGGAATGGTTTTGCGACGATTCGGTTTCTCCCCACCTCAGATGTAGACGGCGAACAGGGATTGCCCTGGGTCCGAAAATTCACACATGGATTTCAGAACGCGGCCGGTCGCTGGTTCATCGAAAACTGTCCGACCACATTGACTGGCGGAAGCTGTCCTGTCTGTGAATTTAATAAGTCCCTCTGGGCGACCGATCTGAAGGTCAACAAGGAACTCGCCTCCAAGCAAAAGCGGAAGGTCGAGTATTACATGAACGTCCTGGTCATCTCAGATCCCGCCACACCAGCGAATGATGGTACCATCAGAATTTTCCGGTTTGGCGCAAAGATTTTCGAGAAGATTCAAGCGGCCATCAAGCCGATATTCCCCGATCAGGTACCGTTTACCCCCTATGATTTTTGGGAAGGTGCGAATTTTAAGCTTCGTATCACCAAAGTCGAAGGACAGCGGAACTACGGACAGTCGGAGTTTGCGGCACCAAGCCCTCTGTCCAGGACTGACGCGGAAGGGAAGTCCATTCCATTGACCGACGAGGAATTGAAGGCCATTCATGTGAAGCAACATTCATTGAATGAATTGATTTCTCCAGAACAATTCAAGACCTATGACGAGATCAAAGCCAACTGGGATCGGTATGTGGGTGCGGGTAATGTGGCCCGTCAACAAGCCCCGATTCACGATCAAGTGAAGGCCGAGGCCACATCCGATGTGGCGCGTAGGACAGCGGCTCCGGCATCGGTCTTGGTGAAGGAACTGGAAGAACCGTCGTCTTCTGTGAATGTGGACACGGGGGATGATAATTCAGAATTGGATTATTTCAAATCCTTGGTGAAGTAGGACTCATCCTCCATGTGAGGAAGTGAGCAGTCGAAGCCGTTCTCTCGAAAGGGGGAACGGCTTCTGTATTAGTTGACAAACACAGAAGCGTCTTGTCTCCGCAGAAAACTGGAATCGGTATTGCGTGTCGAGCCCATTTTTTGTGACATCTGATTGGTAATATTCGTGGTCGGATTACTGTTCATAATAACTGGGGGCGATTGTGAAACCGAACCATCGCCATTGATACTCCGACTAGCCGCCTGTTCTCTGGACAACGCATTGAGTTGATCCCCACCAATTTTTGGAAGGACAGACGAAGCGGTCGGAGAAAGGACCCCACTTTCTTCCCTCTCAAACTTCTCCCACAGACCCTCAGAACCCAATTTTGGACCTTTACGCGCGGCCACCGCTTCTGTGGGAGTAGGAGTAGGAGAGACACCGGAGGCCGTCTCGGCCTTCTGGTCCTCTACAACTTGTGTCGGCGATTGTTCTTTTCCCGAAATCCAGTTCCCGACTTGCTCCCGCACCGATGCTAATAACTCAGGCATCCGTTGTGCCCGTAAGGGATCAGTAACGGGGTCGGCCCCGTCATACACATCAGAATAGACTTCACGCGCAATCGCGGCAGGAATCGTCGCTAGGCCAGCATAGGGTATCATACCCACCGCATTGAGTCCGGCACCGATCCAATCACCCCTGAGCAACGAGCCCACGGTCATCCCGGCACCGATGAGGGTACCAATGCCTGGTATCAGAGAACCGGCAAGCTTCCCCCCATATTTTTTCATCATGCCTGGCATCAGCTTGGTGACCAGGGAACCAATCGCTTTCTTCCCGCCTTTGGCCACTTTCGACACCACGCCTGGCGCCTTGGTGATCGCCTCTGCGGCTTTGGGTGCGACGGCCCCAACTGCTGCGGCCGCAGCTTTGGGTGCTATGCCTGCCATCGTCTTGATCGCAGAGACCGCCGCCTTTGTGGTCTCGATGGGATGGGCCAGGAATTTTCCTGCGGCCCCTGCCACCGATTTCAAGGCCTTAATAGGATGCCTGATGGCTTTCAATGCCAAACCACCGGCGGCCAGAGCGCCGCCGATTCCCAAGGCCGATCCCCCAAAGCGAGCGAGTCCACCGAAGATACCAGAGCCTTCATCCTTATGTCCGGCACCTTTGCCCAGCATCGAGGTGATCAGACCATGCCCTGCAATCTGAGAAGGTGACTCATCAGGATGTCCTTGTCCTCTGAGCCTGTCCTGAGCCCTTTCTGCCTCTTCTAGGGCGTGTTTCTGCAAGGCGTCAGACTGTCGAAGCAGCTTAGCTTGTTCCTCTTCAAGATCCGCATCGTGTTGTTGATAGGCTTTATCCTCTTTATGACTCAAAATCAATTGATTCTGAATATCTGCCAAAATCTTCTCTTGAGGGGCATTCATTTTATTGAATTGTCCCTTGGCGTTACGGCCGACATTGGCACCAAGCTTCTTGGCAATAGACGCGACCTGGAGATTGATGAGTCCCATGTACTTGAGCATATCCGCAAAGACACCCGAATTCTTCTCAGAACCGACCTGGCTCGGAGATTCCTGAGGTGTGGTATAGGGCATCGGTGAGTCGCCCTGCTGTTCTGGTGAGAATGGTTCTGGTATGTCGGCAATGGAACGAACCTTGGTAGGGTTCCGCCCCAAGGCCCTTCCGGCCAGGACGGTCGCTAATTTGGAGCCTGTCAGACGCTTGACGATCTGAACGGGATCAATGGCCTTCTTGAAACTATCTTTCCTTTTCTCTATAGCGACCCCGGCGGCATCCTGAATGGAACCGCTGAGCGAGCCTCCACTCGCAATACCATGAGCAATATTATCGGCAAAGGAGCGCGTCTTCTTTTCGTCCCGCTGTTCTCGAAATTGCCGAGACAACTCACGAATCGCGCCGGCAATATCGCGCCGAGTTTCTTTACCAAGATTGACGATGGGGGCTTTTGAATCATCCATTAGACTGTGCGCTTCCGTGATGTGTGGTGTTTCTGTGCCTGTGCCTGTAGGGCGCGGGTTTCGGCTTCATCTTTCAAATAGGCTTGAAGTAACTGAATATACACATGCCGCTCCCAAGGTAATAAGGATTCAAGTTCATCCAGATGCCACTGATGATGCTGGACCATCGCAAAATTCGTTTTATAGTAATTCATCAACGAATCATGTGAGGTCCCTATGCGAAAAAAGATTCGAGCCCTTCGACCTCCAATGATTCGGTATATCCGCATCCAGGACACTTGAACGGGATCGCGGTGCGTATCTTCGGAAAGGTGTCAAAAAAGTGATCGATTTTCTCGACCTGTTGGGCCGTCAATGATTCCAGAAATTCCCGCAATTCCGCTGGTGAGGTATCCTTTGTGGGATAGAATTTCTGGGCATCATAGACCGACTCAATACACGATTCAATCACCCGAAAGGCGTCCTCGGTACCCAAGGTCGCATTGATAAATTTCTTGAACGACTTGAACGAGGGATACCGCATAATCAACCCCACGGTCTCGTTCAGCGGAATCGTTTTGGAATGCCCTGCACCAAAGGTCGGGACAATCCCCAACAAATCGACCGTATACTCCGAGACCACATCACAAGAACGAGTCTTGGCCACGCCGGCCGCGATCTCATAATCTGCCAGGCCTTGGACCGGGATCACTTGATGGCACTGAAAACGGAGGTTCGCCGATTCCCCCACCGAACGGGCCCGAAGTTGCAGGAAGATCGCTTCGATGTCAAACATCGGTAACGTATCCAGTGGCACCGAGGTCTGCACACAATTCTTCACGACTTGCTCGACCGCGTCCATGATCGTATTGGCATCATTCGATTCTCGGGCCATGAGCAACAGCTTTTCTTCCCTGACCAGGAAGGGTCGATAGGTCACTTGCAGCCCTGACGGACAGAGATAGTCATACTGTGGAGTCACTAATTTTGGGAGCATCATTCACCTCATCATGTGACAGATTAGAAATTCGCCAGGATCGGATCATTGGTCCCGCCTGGTATCGTAATATTACGCGGGGATTCCTTGAGCCCTGAATTGGCGCCACTGGTCGAACGCGGATTCGGCGCAGACATTGTATACCATTCATAGAAGAAGGCGACCTGGACCCGATGGGGGGAGTCATCGGCCCATGAGGTGGCCATCTGATTGATATTGACAGGATACGCATTCTTGATGAACATCAACAAGGACGGTTCCAGGGATGATCCCGCTCCGGCCGGAGCGGCCACTTGCCTGCCTGCAAACACATTAGGACCGAACTCAGGGGTAAATTCAGTTCGTGGATCGGCAGGCTTACCCGGCCGAGCATCCACCTGATATTGGGTAATCGTCATTGACGCCTGGAAGGTGTTTTGATAGGCCAGGACATTCGAGCCAGAATCAAAGATGGTATCCATCCAGGCTTCCATGAATCGACGAATTTGAAGATCGGCCGTTTCGATAAAGGTCAAATTCAGTTCGGTATAGACGGATTGATAGGGCGTCCGATAGATGGGTCCATAGATTTTGATATCACTAGAGACGACTTGACGCCCCGGTAATTCTCCAGACTCACATCGCAACTTCATAGTCTGTTCGATTCCGCCCCAACCCTGGCCGCTCAGCGAGGGAGGCAGATCGATCCGCACATCCCAATGGGAATTCTTAGCGATACCCTCATCTTTCATCTGGGACCAAAATTCATCGATACGGCCGGCCATGTTAGGTCTTCCTCTTCTGAATGATCTGCCGTGAATCGGCATAGACTTCTGAAACGGTGGCACCGCGGAATGAGGCCGTGGGGAGCAAGGCGGCGATATCCCACTGGGGCGCAGGCACTTCCAGAAAGCGAGATTTGATCTGAGAATAGAGATAGCGTTTCACGGCTGGGGTATGCTCATAGATCCGACCATGACTCTGAAGCACCCGATAGGAAATGCGGAGTCGGGTCCGCTCATCATAGCGTCCAGGGGTCGTGAGCAACACACTGAGTTTATTCATGAGGATCATTCTCGTCTTGATAGGCAAATAATGGAGATTCAGCCCCAGGAATCCATCGTGATATTGATCAATAGGAATGACCAAAGGGAACCGATCAAAATAAGGCAATTCATCCTTGCCCAGGGCATCATACCGGAAAAAATACATGCGACCCACAAAAATGCGGGACTTCTGGGACTGACGATCCTGCATCAAGGTCATGGAAGTCACCTTGAGTGAGGGAATCAAGGACAGGAGCCACTTCCGGGCAGCATCGGTTCGCTGCACCATGCCGGCGTCCTGTGATTGTTGTTGAATTCGTTGAAGTATTGAAGGCATATTAGGTCTTCAGTCCTGGAATATTCTTTTCGGTGATGACCATAAATGTCCATCCCTTGGTCAGACAAAATGCGTCACAGGCATCCCACTTCGCCCTATTTATGCTGTAGGTGGCCGCCTCATGGAGAAATCGTCGTGAGGACCGTTGAGGGGCCGGTCTCAGCATGGTCTCTCGGTGCGGCTTGATCTCCCAGATAAATGTCTGTTCGCTGGCATCTCGTTTCCTCATGTGCACCACAAAATCAGGAAAGTACCGGTGCGGCCGCTTATCCACAGGACTGATATACGGTATCGGGAAGGATTCCGATCCCCACCAGAGCACCGAAGGGTGTTGATCGAG